AGGATTTTTAAAAGGTGTATGGATTACAGGTGCGGCAGCTACAATCGCACTTGTAGCAAAACAAACACAATATGAATTATCTAAACCAGAAGTAGAAGTAGAAGATATTAGTCATTTGACGCCTGAAAATCAAATGGTTACACTAACAATTTGCGCTGATAATAGAACTTCTGAACAAAAGAAAAAAGAAGAAGATAGAATGAGTGGTAGTTTTTATGTGTTTAGCAATACTCATATAACTAATACTGTTTCTATGTCAGTTGGTAAAGATAATAGATTGTGGATTAAAATTAAAGATGTGTGGAAACGTGTAGCAATTGATGCTTAATATTATGGAGTTATTATGGATTATCGTGAAGAACAATTTCTTTGGGTGGAGAAGTTTCGTCCAAAGAAGTTAGATGATTGTATTTTGCCTGCAGATCAAAAAGCCATTTTTCAAGAGATGGTATCTAAAGGCGAAATTCAAAATATGTTATTGTGTGGATCAGCAGGAGTAGGTAAAACTACTATTGCAAGAGCATTATGCGAAGAATTAGAGACAGATTATATCATCATTAATGGTTCGGAAGAATCAGGTATTGATGTATTAAGAACTAAAATTAAACAGTTTGCATCTACAGTTTCATTCTCAGGCAAAACTAAAGTAGTTATTTTGGATGAGGCAGACTATTTGAATCCAAATAGTACACAGCCAGCTTTAAGAGCTTTCATTGAAGAATTTTCTCAAAATTGTAGATTTATTTTTACTTGTAACTTTAAGAATAGAATCATTCCTCCACTTCATTCAAGATGTGCAGTAATTGAATTTAAAATTACTAAAGAAGATAAACCAAAGATTGCGGCAAGATTCTTTAAGCGAGTAAACGAAATTCTCGCAATTGAAAATGTTACCGCAGATCCAAAAGTCATAGCAAAAGTAATTGAGAAGCATTTCCCTGATTACAGACGTATTCTAAATGAGCTTCAGAGATATAGTTCATCTGGTACTATTGACGAAGGCATTCTTGTTAATATGGGCGAAGTAAATATAATGGAACTTACTTCTGCACTTAAAGACAAAGATTGGAAGAAAATGAGGACTTGGGTTGTTAATAATATTGACAACGATCCACAGACTTTATTTAGAAAATTCTATGATACATTATGTGATTCAGTAGTACAAGTGCCGCAATTGGTTTTATTGTTGGCTGATTATCAGTATAAGTCAGCATTTTGTGCAGATCAAGAAATTAACCTTGTAGCATGTTTGACTGAGATTATGGCTTCAGTGGAGTTCAAATGAACGAACTACTAAGGCCTACTTTTGAATGGATTAAGAATGACTGGAATAGTAATCGTTTTCGTTTTGTGGTTGAGCTCATTGCTTGGGCTATCAGTATTGCATGCTCAGTTACCATGGCACTCACGGTACCAAAACCTCCTCTTTTGGTGTTGTATCCTATTTGGATTTGCGGTTGTGCCATGTATGCTTGGGCTGCTTTTACTAGAAAGTCTTTTGGTATGCTCGCCAACTATATACTACTTACCACAATCGATAGTATAGGATTTTTAAGGATGGTTCTATGAGTTTAGATTTTTTAGGACCTGTTAAAGAAGAAATTCAAATTCAGCCATACAAAGCCCCAGCTATCTCACCTTTTGATTTTATAAATGCTATTCATTATAGTAAAGAAAATCTAATTGTAGATGATTGGTCAGAAAAACAGTATAAACCATTTATCGTTAATAAAGGACTTTCTTACGGAGCAGATACAGTAATCCCGGCAAATGAGATGAATTCTCGACCACATTTAGACAAAAAACTTCAATTTAGTTTTTTAATAAATAATATTAGACCTCGGAAAAGATTCAATAAATGGATTAAATCTGAGAAAATTGAGGTGATTGAAGTTGTAAAAGAATACTATGGCTATAGCACTGAAAAGGCCCGTCAAGTACTCCCACTCCTCAATGATGAACAACTAGATTATTTAAGAATAAAACTAATAAAAGGTGGTAGGAATGGCTGAAGATATTTTCCACATTGACTTTCCAAATTATAATCCATTAGAAGTCAATTTATCGCAACCCGACGATTTTTTAAAAGTACGAGAAACACTTACTCGTATTGGGGTAGCATCTCGTAAAGATAAAGTACTATATCAATCTTGTCATATTTTGCATAAACAAGGTAGATATTTTATTGTACACTTTAAAGAACTATTTGCATTGGATGGTAAAACTGCAGATTTGACAGATAACGATTTACAAAGAAGAAACACTATAGCAAAGCTATTAGTAGATTGGGGATTGGTTAATGTAATTAACCCTAACTTGTTTATTGATCTTGCTCCTTTATCGCAGATTAAAGTAATTGCGCATAAAGATAAGCATGAATGGTCGTTGCAAACAAAGTATAATATTGGTAAGAAAAAACAGTCTACAGAAGCTTAATCTGTATAAATAATTATATCCCCGGGATGGGAACGTAAAAGACTCCTCTACCTTAGGACGTTTAAAACCGACACAACGATATGGTGTCCCTGTATTCGGTAAGCAGGACTTAGCTACGCCTTCGGGGTAGCATTTTTATTAACTCGCTAATTTTAGGAGAAAACAAAATGACTTTACAGTTATTACCAAAAGATTTTGATAAGTTTTTCATCGGCTTTGATGAACAATTTAATCGAATTTCAAAACTACATGACGATCTAACAAAATCGATCCCAAATTATCCACCATACAATATCAAGAAAACAGGCGATAACACCTACGTTATCGAACTCGCTGTTGCTGGTTTTGGTAAACAAGACATTGAAATTGAATTGACTGATAATAAGATGATTGTTAAAGGCAACGTCGAAGGATCAGATGACGATAGCTATTTGTTCAAAGGAATCGCTAACAGAGCATTTACAAGAACATTCGCATTAGATGATCAAATTGAAATTCAAAACGCTGCTATGATGAATGGCATGCTGAAAATTTTCTTAGAGCGCATTATCCCTGAGCATAAAAAGCCAAAGAAAATTGAAGTTAAAGATTTAGACGAAACAAAACCTGTTTCTAAAAAATCTAAAACACAACTTCTTACAGAAAATTCAAAAGATATTCTGTAAACCCTGGGCCGGCAACGGCCCTTTTTCGCCCAAAAGGCAAAGGAATAAAAATGGAAAAAACACTAAAAGAGTTTTGGGAGTGGGTACAAAGAACTTTTATCCCAACATACAAATCAGAAATTGAAGAATATTTAAGTCAATCGGTAGATCGTATTGATCTCGAAAACAGAATGCGTTTATTAATGAGAAGAGGTCAAATATGATATTACTAAATTTTATAAATTCTATTAAATCTATGTTTATTGAAATAAAAGATTATAAATATAGTGCAGAGATACAAAAAATCCTGAATAAAACAGGTAAATAAATTTTGGAGTTATTATGAGTATAAAATGTATCAAGTTGATTACAGGCGAGGAGTTAATTGCAGATGTGTCTGTTCCCGATGGTCAAACTTCAGTTAACATCAAATCGCCTTTTATTTTGTCTATGATGAAGGATCCAAATGATCCTAAAGCCGAATTACAATTAGCATTGTTTCCTTATGTACCTTATGTATTTAACCACACAATTATGGTTGACTCATCAAAAGTAATTTGGGCGGCAGATATTCCAGAGACAATGGTTATTGATTACAATAATGCATTAGTTAGATTAGAAACAACAAGACAATCTATTCCAACTAAGACTTGATATGAAGAAAAATTTGAATGGGCCTGTAATTTATATTAATCCTAAAACAGGCCTACCTCAATGTGAGGCAAAAGCATGTCAAAAGAAATTTACAGTTAGTAAATTTCGAGTAAAAGAAACAAACTATAAATGGATCGGTGGTCCTGTGAAGCATAAGTTCCATTATTCTTTATGTGAAGAATGTGGTATTTTAGGCGCTACTAGTAAAGATAAAGCTTTAACTAGCGAAAGTTATAAACGAGGCACTTTAAATAAAGGTGTTGACCCTGAAGTGAAGGACATGGAAGTCGATGAACAAACATAATAGAATTAAAAAACATTCCAAGCAAGGTGGAAGTAGACCAAAGACAGCTAGTATGTCTAGAACAGAAAAAAGAAACCACAAAAAGTATCGTGGTCAAGGGCGATAAATAATTAACCGCGGGATGGTAAAACGGTA